AATCAGGTAAGGCGTAACAGCCCCGTGGGTTCGAGTCCCATGTCCTCCGCCAAAAGAACCTTGCAATTCCAACGGTTGCAAGGTTCTTTTTATTTATTCCGTGACTTTTTCGTGACTATTTTTGATGTTTTTAAACATATCATCAAAGTTATTTGCGACAGATTGCCCTATATCGTTTTCATCTTTGAATAGGTGAGTATAGATATTAAGTGTAGTTGATTTATTAGAGTGACCCATTAACCGTGACAAGGTAACTAAATCAGTACCCTCGCTTGCTACTATAGAGGCGTAGGTATGCCTAAGTTGATGATAGTTTATATGTTCTATTCCTATTCTTTGAACATATTTTGTTAATCGCTTATTGACCGCTTGCGGTGATAGTGGTGTGCCGTCCTCTGCTTTTATAAGATATTTACTGTTTATCCATGCTGCACCTAGACGTTTCTTTTCGCTTGCGTGATATTCCCTTAAATCAGATATATCTTGCTGAACGAAATCAGGAACAGAGCAATAGCGTTTACCTGATGATGTTTTAGGTTCTTTGATAAAGTCCGTTCCGTCTTTCGAGCGGTAGCGTGCCTTGTCTATTAGTATTCTGTTTCCGATAGGAGCGTCCTCAATTGCAAGAACCTCACCACGCCTTAAAGAACAAAACAGGGCTAGTTCAAACAGAACCTTGCTATCTTTTGGCAATGTATCTAGGTTATTTATAAATATGGCTAGTTCTGACGGTGAGAGTATTCGATTAGATTTACGAGTATTGTTTGGAATAATAACATCATGGCATGGATTGGACGGTAGTATATCCCATAATACGGCAATGGAACAACAACGTGATAGAACAGAATATGTTGACCTGATAGTTTTAGGAGAATACTTGCGTTTTGTTCCGCTTGAGCGAGTGTCTGTTTCAGCTAGTTTATCAATCCATTGTTGTATGAATCTAGGGGATAAGTCACCTACGTTTATATCGTCCATAGTGTCAAATATTCGCCTTTTACAAGCATTATATCCGTCAATGGTATTAGGAGACTTATTCTTAATTATATTATCCCATACAGCCGATATTAGGCTATATATAGTATATTCGCTAGAACCTTTTGCTAGTATTTCCTGTTCCCATGATTGAGCCATTTTCACGGCTTCTTTTTTCTTTGTTGTGGTAAAAGTTTTCGTGTGTCTTTTCCGTTTACCGTTAATAGTTTGTGATAGTGTTACACGAAACTTATTTTTACTGACTTGTTCTATATACATAATACATACACCTACACCTACAATGTATCAGTTCTATCGTCACTCTGTACTGTTTCGTTAGACTGCTCGTTTTCGTCCTTGTCTTTTGGTAGAATCACAGCCATTATCAATAGTGTTACTGCTGTTGCCATGACCCCAAATGTATCATACATGCTCATGTGTAAAAATAATTCAGCCATACAAATTAATGCTAATATAATACTGATTGTTCCACTAATCACCTTTTTATGATTAGGCAGCATTGCATATACACCCACAATGAAAAACATTGGCATTCCAATATTAGGTTCGACAAATCTGATAAATACCATATTCCACGAGTTAGGGTCAGATACATACCTGTTAGAAATATAAGTAAGAATGCTTCCAACAACCGCAAGTGCAATACCTGCTGGAATTGCCAAAATATAACGTAACCAATTAGGAATCTTATTCATTGTCTTATCCTTTCAAAATAAAGTTGCCATAACGTATCATATCTTCAAGCTGTTTATCGTCCATATCTTTTAGTATCATAAGCACCTCATAGAACAAGTCCATGCTTGTAATTTTGGAACAAGGGTGTCCGTCTTTCAGGGACGAGGACGAATAGTAGTTGTTAGTTGTGTATGTATTGTTTGATTCGCTTGAATCAGGGGCAATATTGTTAGATATAGTACCGCTGTTGTTACTCATATCTGTATCAATATTAATTTCATCTTCCCAACCCATAAGGTAAGAGGGAGATACATTGAGTGCTTCTGCTAAACTTGCTATCTTGTTGCGACGCATGTTAGCGATTGCCCCAGTTTCCCATTTTCTGACTGTACTTTTTCCGACACCAACTTTTTCTCCTAATTCTTCAAGTGTCAGTCCTTGCCTTGTACGTAGGTACTTAATTTTTTCGCCAATTTCCATAATATCCACCTCTTTGTAAATCAGCTTTAACATGGTTGAATAATACCAATATTAAATCATAAAAGCAACAAAAATAATCATAAATAAGAAATAAATACAAAAAAAGACACAAAAGGGGTTGACAGCAAAAGACACAACAGATATACTTTAGGTGTCTTAAAGAACACGGAAAGGGGGCGAACAATGGATAGATATTTACTAGAATATGAAATCAAGCGAAATGGACTATCTGTATCTGAATATTGTACAAAGATAGGTATTTCAACCGCTTCGTATTATCGAAAGATTAGTGGGCATTCTGATTTTACACAGTCTGAAATCTCAAAGACAATTGATGTGCTCAATTTAGAATCACCAATACCTATTTTTTTTACTAAATAAGTGTCCTAAAAGACACAGAAAGGAGAATAATAATGGAATTTTTAGATGTAATCATAACCGCAAAGTTGTGGGAGAGCGAAAAAGAGGAAGTAATCGCTGCTGTAAAGGGGAAATTAGGCAAAGACATTGACGAATCAGTAATTGAGTTGAGCTTTATATGCGGTGTTGGGGCTGTATTTAAAAAGCTATATGAATAGGGGTGCGAAAATGGAATTGCCATTAGAAGAACGTTTCTTATCAACAACCGAAGCGTCAAAGGTTCTGGGGATAGACGAACAAGCCTTGCGAACACTAGGGCGTGAGGGAGCAAAAGGCGTCTATCGAATCGGAAAACAATTCAGATTTAGAATCAAGGACTTTTGCACAGCAGAGGTTGAACTAGCAGAGAGGCTAGATAAGTTATCACAAGAAGTGTCAGAACTCGAAACAACGTACCGAGAAATGGTCGACCGTTTCGGACTGAAAGACAAAGGAACACAAAACGCACAAACAGAGTATTACTCGATGTTGCGAGCGTTAGAAATCATGAGAGGTAGCACAGATGATTAAGAAGTATAAGAAGTTTAAGAACTGGTGCGAGGGGATAGGTTGCAAGCCGACAGATTTTCTAGGCACGTTCGCACTAATAGGCTTAATAGCCGAATTTTGGATAATCGCATACGCATTTGGAGCAAGATAAGGAGAAAAAAATGAAGATTATGAAAGTTAGTTTTGAAGAGCTCCTAGAAATGCTAGGACTAGACACAGACGATTTAAAGGATAACGAGGTTGAGATTGAAGAAACCAAGTGTAACCACGAAGAATTAGAAGAAAAGTTAAACCGCCTAGACAAGCAACTTGACGAAATGCTCGAAAACAATATGCAAACACTTATAAGAAAGATGATTGATAGGGAGTTTGACGAATTTAAAAAGGTTCGTGCAAAGAGTTTTGAACTAGGTGGAGATTTATACCATAACGCTATAGAGGAATTCCTTCATCGTGGTTTAACAGAGGAAGAAACTGCACTCGTTGATTTTGCGTTTATGCTTGCGTATACAAACGGTTGGTATGACCACAAGAGAGGTGGCAACAATGACAAATAAAAAAGCCGCCCACAAAGGAGCGACAAATACCCAAGTCAATTTTAAAGGATTGCCAAGTCAAAAGCAAGCGGTATTAAGTCACTTAAAAGAGTATGGCAGTATCACACCGCTAGAAGCATTAAAACTATATGGTTGTTTGCGACTAGGTGCGAGAATATCCGACCTGCGTGACGAGGGTTACAAGATAACAACAGATATTGCAGAGGGCAAAAGATACGCCATATACAGATTGGAGAAGCAAAGATGAAAGCATATAAGGGATTTAATGAAAAGTTGCAGTGCACTCCTAACGGAAAGCCTTTTCAGTACGAAATAGGGAGAGAGTATGAACACAAGGGTGTGGTTAATCCTTGTAGTAGTGGGTTTCACGCTTGCACATCACCACTTGATGTATTTTGGTACTACCCACCAAACACGAGTAGGTATTGCGAGGTTGAAGTTGACGATGATTGCAAAGTTGGTAGTGGCGATAGCAAAGTTGCAAGCAAAAGAATAAAGATTGGTGCAGAAATCGGAGTTGTCGGACTAGCAAAAGCACATATTGAGTATGTAAAAGAACATGTTACACACCACGTTAACGAGAATAATAGAGGAGCGGCAACAGCAGGCTATAGCGGAGCAGCAACAGCAGGCTATAGCGGAGCAGCAACAGCAGGCTATAGAGGAGCAGCAACAGCAGGCTATAGAGGAGCAGCAACAGCAGGCTATAGCGGAGCGGCAACAGCAGGCGATAGAGGAGCAGCAACAGCAGGCGATAGAGGAGCGGCAACAGCAGGCTATAGCGGAGCGGCAACAGCAGGCTATAGAGGAGCAGCAACAGCAGGCGATAGAGGAGCGGCAACAGCAGGCTATAGCGGAGCAGCAACAGCAGGCGATAGCGGAGCAGCAACAGCAGGCGATAGAGGAGCGGCAACAGCAGGCTATAGCGGAGCAGCAACAGCAGGCGATAGAGGAGCAGCAACAAGTAGAGGTAAATCGGAAACTGGTGAGTATGGTTTATCTGTTGCGAGAGGAAACAATGTCAAAGTCAAGGGTGGACTAAACGCAATTCTCGTCATTGCCGAAGAAGGTATTTGGGATTGCGAAATCAAAGATTGGAAAGCGGTTGTTGTTGACGGTGAAAAAGTCAAAGCAGATACATGGTACAAGCTAGAAAATGGTGAACTTGTCGAGGTAAAGGAGTAGATAATGGCAGAATTAATCCGGATAGACCAAGCAATAAAACTCACAACAGAGTTTGAGCAAGTGTCAAAAGAAATAGATAAAAAGATTGAGACGGCAAACTCACTTGTGGTTAGTGAGGATAACTACAAGGAAGTCAAGAAAATCAGAGCGGAACTGAATAAGGAAGCCAAACAGTACGCAGAAGATTTTAAGACTATCAAAGAGAGTGTGCTTGCCACATGGAATGAGTGCGAGGACACCTACAAGAAAATGATTAGAGATAAATACGCAGAGAGTGACGGCATTCTGAAATCAAAAGTAGGCGAGATTGAGGACGGAATAAAGAACGAGAAACGAGAAAAGATAGTTGAGTTCTTTGAAAAGCACAGAGCAAGCCGAAAACTAGACTTTGTAACATTTGATGATATGAACCTCAAAATCGGCATGAGCAACAGCCTTGCTTCACTTAAAAGGGAAGTTACCGAAAAGCTAGATGAAATCTTAAAAGGATATGAGGGAGCACTCGAAATATCACCTGATGTAGTCGCAGAGTTTAAGGAGAACGGTTTTGACTTTGCAAGAGCCTTTACAACCGTGAAAGACCGAGAAGAACGCAAGCGAAAGGCAGAAGAAGAACGCAAGGCAATGCTTGAAGCAAGAGCCGAGAGGGAGCGCAAGGAAGCCGAAGCGAAAGCGATTGTCCAGGAAGCAGAAATAAAAGAGAGTGATGAGGTTGAAGAAGTCGCAGAAGTTGAACAGCCAAGCACACACGAGGAAGAACGTGAAAAGGTTTACTCGGTAACGTTCACGGTCAAAGGTACTAGGGAAGAACTTATGGATTTATCGAACTTCCTAAAAGAACTCAATTATGACTATAAGCAGATTAAGTAGATTAAATAAGGAGTAGAACATGCAGAAGAACGGGATAGCAAAGAGAGAAAACACAGCTACATTCTCAATGAAAATGAGTAGCGACAAGTTTCAGAACAAAATTCATGAGGTACTGCAAGACAAGAACAGAGCCATTAAGTTTACAGCAGCCTTAACAAGTGCGGTAGCCAATCAACCTGCATTACAAGAGTGTGAGGCAACAACGATTTTATCTAGCGCATTGCTAGGAGAGAGCCTTAATTTATCACCGTCACCACAACTAGGGCAGTATTACATCGTTCCGTACAAGGATAGAAAGAACGGAAGAACAGTAGGCACGTTCCAACTAGGCTACAAGGGATATGTTCAGCTTGCACTCCGAAGTGGCAACTACAAGAAATTAAATGTTCTTGAAGTAAAAGAGGGCGAACTTATTTCATGGAATCCACTCACAGAGGAAATCAAAATTAATCTGATTGAGGACGAAGTGGACAGAGAGTTAAGACCGACTGTTGGATATTATGTATCGTTCGAGTATCTAAACGGCTTTTCAAAGGCGGTGTATTGGACGAAAGACAAGATGGTATCGCACGCAAAGAAGTATTCAAAGGCTTATGCAAGTGATACGAAGAACGGCACATCATACAGCTTTTGGACTAGTAACTTTGACGAGATGGCGAAAAAGACCATGTTAAGACAGATTATTTCCAAGTGGGGAATTATGTCAACAGAAATGAACGAAGCCTTTACATCAGACAATGCGGTTATAGGCGAGGGACAAATTCCTGAATATATCGATAACCAAGAACAGAGGATTGAAAAGGTTGTAGAAACCGTTGAGGTTGACGAACCAATCGAGAGATACGAACCAATTATCGATGTAGCGGTAGAGGGTGACGATGAACAGGCAACATTTAAGCTATAGGATTATTGGAACTGGAAGTAAGGGGAACGCCTTATATTTAGCTTGTGGCGAACATAAAGTGCTAATTGATATTGGAGTACCTTATAAGGCAATAAAGTCGCTAGAAATCGATTATGTGCTACTCACGCATAGTCATAGAGACCACCTTAATATATCAACCGTCAGCAAACTTGCATATGAGAACCCACATATTAAGTTTTTCTGTACGAAGTACCTAGTTCAAACACTAATGAAGTGTGGTGTCGATGTTGGAAATATCTACTTTAAACCGCACATTGAGATAGGCAGCTTAACACTAAACCGCTTTAATCTGATACACGATGTACCTAACTGCGGTTGGAAATTAAAGTTTAAAGACGGTGGCAAGCAAACACTAAAGGTATTCTATGCAACAGATACAGCAAGCCTAGACCATGTGTCGGCAAAAGGTTTTGATTATTACTTTATCGAAGCGAATTATGACGAGGACGAAATCGTAAAGCTAATAAAAGAAAAGGTTGATAGCGGAGAGTACAGCTATGAAAGACGAGTAGTTGATACACACTTATCAAAGCAGAAAGCGGATAAGTGGTTAGCAAATAATATTAATGACGATAGCGTCTATGTGTACATACATGAACATTCAGAAGCACATGAAAGAAAAGAGGTAGAAGATGAACGAAGTAGCATTGATAGGTAGACTTGTTAAAGACCCTGAAATCACACACACCACAAGTGGTACGAATGTTGCGAGATTTACCCTTGCAGTTCCAAAAGAGGGAAAGGATAAAGAGGGAGCAGATTTTATCAGGTGTACCACCTTTAACAAGAACGCAGATGTAGTCGAGAGGTATTTATCAAAGGGCAAACAGATAGGCTTGACTGGTAGGCTTGCTTCCTACTCATACGAGGGGAAAAGTGGCAACAAGGTTTTTGGACTAGAGGTAAACGTAAATAGAATTACTTTTTTATCCAATAACCCTAACGGTAAAGACGAGAAACCTACATCAGAGGAAGTACCTACAGAGAATTTTAACCCACAAGAGAACTTTGAGGGTTTAGACGAAGATATTCCATTTTAGGTAAAAACGGCTAGTGATAAGCGATAAATACACTCCTTTCAAATAAATATTGATTAAATCTACAAGCCACAGCATGACGACACTAGCCGTTTTTATATATATCAGCTAACACGAGGGTAGTTATTACTGCAGAGTGATAACGATACACATTGACGCACAAACTATATTTTATTTTAAAGAATGCACGTAACTTAACTAACTCAAATCATGTGAAAATGTGTATAAATATTCATAAAAGCATGTGGATAACTACCCTTTGTTTATACAAAAGAGAGAGGTAAAAAGAATGTGTGAAAATACTTGTAAAACATTTGTAAATGTGACTTTTGATAACTCGAAGAACGGAGATAAAGAGTACCTATTCGCTTGTTATGACGATGTTGAACTAGGCGATAAAGTTGTTGTTAGCACAGCGTTTGGGCTAGCAGTTGGAACTATCAGAAGTTTTGAACCAGAAGTGCCAAGTTGGTTAGACGAGGACAAACTGCGAGAGGTTGTTTGCAAGGTTGACCTAACGAATTTCATGGCAAGACGAGAAGCGAGGGCAAGAGAGCAGGTGAACTAAATGGCAGAGAGAAGAATGATTGCTAAAAGCATTGTTTTTTCAGACGATTTTTTAGATATGCCGTTGAGTTCAAGGTGTCTATATTTCACGCTCTTGTCAATCGCCGATGATGATGGCTTTATCAATAATCCGAAGTCGATTATCAGACAATGTGGTGCGTCAAACGATGATTTAAGGCTGCTAATCGCTAAAAGCTATATCATTCCGTTTGAGAGCGGTGTAATCGTGATTAAACATTGGAAAATACATAACTACATTCAAGCTGATAGACGCAAACCGACTTTGTACCAAGAAGAAAAAAATATGCTAATTACGCAAAAAGACAAATCTTATGCGTTGAAAAACGATGAACCGTTAGAACCGTTGAAAAATGAACAATGTATCCAATCTGTATCCAAAATGGATACACAGGTTAGGTTAGGTAAGGTTAGGTTAGGTAAGGTTAGTATTAATAACCCCCCTATATCCCCCCTTAAAGGGGAGAGTGGCGAGGTTAAAAAACCAAAAGCCGAAAAAGAGCCAAAGGGCAAAGCGATATACAAAGACCTACCAAGCGAACTCAAAGACGCAATGATTGACTTTGAATCTATGCGAACCAAAATGCGAAAGCCCTTAACCGACAGAGCGAGAAAGCTGTTAATCACCAGGCTAACCAAGTTAGCGAGTGACGATAACGGCAACATCGATACACAGCTTGCCGTGAAGATTGTCGAGCAGTCACTAGAGCGGAGCTGGGCTAGCTTTTACGAAATCAAGAGTGATAACGGCAACTATCAGGGCAAGACAAATAACAGCGACACGTTGCCGTATTCAGGGCTTGACTGGTAACGGCAGAAAGGAGCGAGAACATGAACAAGCAAGACACAGAAAACGTGCTGAACATAGTTAATGCGTCTTATCCGCAGTACCTAAAGCACATGACACCGATTGAGCGAAAGACACAGCTTGCCGTGTGGTATGACCTACTGCGAGATTGTGACAAGGACGATGTACTAGCCGCAGTCAGAAAGCACGTTGAGACAAGCAAGTACCCACCGTCAATCGCAGACGTCAGGGAGAAAGTCAAACTGGTTGAGCGAATCAAGAAAGCGAGAGGGAAACTTGCAGACGGCACAAAGCTACTCACGAACGGACAGATTGACCGCATGACCGAGTACAAGCAGGAACTAGCTAAGCTAAACAGCGAGATTGCAAAGGCAAGCACAGACGAGCAAGTCAGAGGGCTGAAACTCAAAAGGCACGAGGTTAAGTGTAATATCGAGTTCCTGAAAGACGAGGAACTGCGGCTGCAAAGACAAGCGGAAACCGAACTTGAAAGAGCGGAAAGGTTGTGGCAGTCATGAAATTCATAATCCACGCAGTACCAAAGCCAAAGGGCAGACCGAGAGTGAAGAAAAACGGACGCCCATTCACACCAGAGAGAACGAGAGAGTACGAACAGCTAGTTGTCGGCGAGTGGGAAAAGCAATGTGGCGGTATTGAGCCAATAAACAATCCCATAGCCGTTAGGGTGGTGTTCTACATGCCAATCCCAAAAGCAACGAGCAAAAAGGCTAGAGAGCGCATGGCGGCAGGACTGGAAGTGCCAGCAAAGAAGCCCGATATTGACAATTTACTCAAGGCGGTTTTGGACGCACTCAACAAAAAAGCCTATCACGATGATAACCAAATCGTTGAAATTTCAGCAGAAAAGCGATATTCAAGCAATCCAAGAACGGAAGTTTTTATCAGCGAATTGGTGAAAGGTGAGCGATAAGGGGTGGACTACCAATACGAGAAACGTGCGAGAAGGTGTCTAATTTGACGATAGCGAGAAGAAAATGCGTTAGTCGATAATTGATATGGCGAAGATATAAAAATCGCTTAAAACTAAAATAAATGGGTTTTACGCATATATCACAAAATGACACCACGAAAGCAAATCGTAAATCAGCACAGAAACATAGCGGTGGATAAGTCAAATAGAATAGTGTGTATAAAGATACAAAAATTATAAATAAATATACAGAGCGGAGGGTTGATGAAATTTATAGATTTTTTCGCAGGAGTTGGCGGCTTTACACGAGGTTTTGAACTTGCAGGGCACGAATGTATTGGTCATTGCGAGTTCGATAGATACGCAGAGGCAAGCTACAGAGCCATGCACACAGCCACAAAAGAACAGATTAAACACCTTGCGAGCCTACCAAAACATAAACGGCAAAAGGAGATTTTAAAAGATGAATACCTCAATGGAGAGTGGTACTCAAATGATGTTCGAGCAGTTAACGTTTCCAATGTTCCAAGAGCAGACTGTTGGACGTTTGGAGCACCTTGTCAAGACTTCTCACTTGCAGGGAGACGAGCAGGGCTTGACGGTGAGAGAAGCAGCCTTGTACGAGAGATTTTTAGAATCGTGGAAGAACTCGAAGAAGAAGATAAACCCACATGGCTTATATACGAAAACGTTAAAGGAATGTTGTCTAGCAACAGAGGACTTGACTTCCTCTCAATCCTCTCTGAAATGGACAGATTGGGGTACGATGCGGGATGGCAAATTATCAACTCAAAATGGTATGTTCCACAAAATAGGGAGCGAGTATACGTTGTTGGACATTATCGAGGAAGAAGTGGAAAACAAGTATTTCCTATCAAGGGAGCAGGCGGCGAAAATCGTCTTGAATTTGTAGGCGGTGTATACAGCGAAAAGGACGGACGATTAAGAAATAGTTATCGCACATATCATTCAAGGGGGTTAGCCCCCTGTCTCACCACTAGGGGGGGGTGGCGGTAGAGAGCCACACATATGTTTTGGAGTTGATAAATCCAAAAACAAGCCAAGAGAAATAGACGTTTCAAACTGCATAACAGCACGAGAAGATAGTGGAGTGAGTAATCATGCAGCAGAGGGAACAGCAATCGCAGTTAAGACGAGCGGTGATAGTGATATAGCCACGTTATGGAGCGATAAATATAACTCTTATCTAGCGATTAGAAAGCTAACCCCTAAAGAGTGTTTTCGCTTACAAGGTTGGACTGATGATTATTTTGGAAAAGCTGAACTTATGAACAGCAACAATCAACTTTACAAGCAAGCAGGAAACGGAGTAACCGTTAATGTAGTTAAAGAGATAGGAGAAAGATTAGGAAAGAGGGCGAAGATATGAAAGCATACGACAAAATCCCAGAGTGGAACGAACTCGTTTTTAGAGAACCAACAGCAGAAGAAAGGGAAGAATACGCAGGTGAAAAATTCGAGCAGTGGATAGATAATCTACCAAGTTTTGGTGAAGATGTACTGGTCACCAACGGTATAGATGTATGGATAGATTCGTTTGATTTAGACGATGGTATTTATTTAAGCGGCACAGACAGTGAGATTGATGATGTTATCGCATGGCTATCGTTACCTGAACCATACGAGAGGTAAAGCTATGTTAACCGAAATTAGGCTAATAGTGATGATTGCATTATGGGTAACGGCTATCGTTGGAGCAGTTATGCGAAAAAAAGGACACAAGCAGTTAGCCGACAGATTAATCGCTATATTCGATATAGGCGTAGTTATAGTTATATTTTCAGTATTTTGGGGAGATTAAAGCATTAAAGCTAGATGATAACAACAATGAGCATAGCGGAACAATTTACCGCAGAACAAAGAAAAGGTATTTGCAAGTGGTGTGTTGAGAACAAGAAAACAAAATGCACCACTTGTGCAATCAACAGAACAGAGCCGTACAAGGAGAAAAAGTGATATGGAATACATTTATTGTAAGGACAAAAAAGAGTTTCAGTTGCTTGAAGAAAATTTAAAGATGAGAGGTTATACATGCTGTAAAGACGGTGCTGAACGTATCAGGGAACAGATGGGCTTATTCTTTTTTGATGAAGATAGAGCAAACCAAGAGGGAGTGATTGTCTCGGTATTCCACAACTTAAAAATTTATTCGATTTTGAGATATGGAGCATAAGAAAGGGTAAGTGATATGGAATACATATATTGCAAGAACAGAGAAGAATACGAATACACGAAAAGTGTTCTATCAAGGGTAGGGTATAAAGCGTCTGGACTTTTACACCTAAGCGAATTTGCACGGGAAGACATTGCCCAAAGGTGTGGTATAACCCTGTATGTATCAGACGATAAAAGGGCGATTATGCCACGAGCGGCTGTTGGGTGTCAACCTGATGGTTGCAAACCGTCAAAACTTATGAATAGTAAGGCGTGGAAAGACATAAATCCATTTCTAGCAACGAGGTTAAACACCAACCTAAAAACAGACATTGAACCACTCGATGATACGGAAGAACTAAAAGCAGATAGAGAAAAGCTGCGTAAGTTCGCAAAGGACACAAATGGCAAGGCGAAAATAACACTTGCACCAATGCAGATTTTAAAAGATGTTGCAGAGGTTAGAGAGTATGGCGTCAAGAAGTACGGAAGTGTTGATAGTTGGAAAGAAGTACCGATTGAGGACTACAGAGACGCACTATTCAGACACTTGCTAGAGTACATCAAAGACCCTAACAGCGTAGACAACGAAAGCGGAATCAAGCACTACAAACACATCGCTTGCAATCTAGCCTTTATATGCGAAATGGAGAACATGGAAGATGGCACTAGAAGCATATAAGGGAAATCTAATCATGGGCGGTATCGTCAAGGGTAACGTACATTATTTCCATAATGACGAGTGGAGTGTTATGCGGAAGCTAGAAGATATGGCGGTATATCACGATGGGATAACATGGCGAGGAACAAGGCGAGAAATCGAGGAAAAGTTTGGTACAGATATGATGGTGCAGTTCTTGAAGTGGCTACACCCTGATTTAATCAATCGATATGCACGTTGCCCTATATGTGGTTGTTTGATTTATGACGGTTCAGCCGCATTTTGCGAAAAACACATAGCGGAGGGTAACAGACGAATGCAGAAAGCACTTGAGGAAACACCACCGCAAGAGTTTGCCAATATTGGACTAGAGGTTATTCGTTCAGTCGTTTATGAGTACGGACAAGCCCTACGAAGATTAAAAAAGAAACCTAACGATGGCACAGCACTAGCAAGGGTAGAGCAAGACGAGGAATGGTTCAAATCACCGCATTTTGAACTTCTATCACTAGGACTTATACACGGTGAGCGAATCATACAAGAAGTGCGAAACGAAGTTGGCGCAGATGCAGTAAGGAGAAGAAGATGATAACTAAAATCAAAGAGTTGTTAAAGAAACCTTTATCGTCACATGAAAAGAGGTGGGAACTATCAGAGAGGATTGATGAAATGGTACAAATTAGAGATGTTTTAAGGTTTAATGATAGCATTTTTATTGTTGGAGACAGCTACACAATTAACCCAGGTGGTGAACCATATTTCTTAAACCCAACACCTGAATTTAAAAAGATAATGACTGAATATCTAAACGATAGACTAATCGAACTTGCACAAGAGGTTCAAATATTGCAAGGTGTTGCACCTATTGAGCACCTTGAATACGAGTACAAAGAAAGTGAGGAAAAATAACATGACAGCATACGAAGAAAAGAAAGCAAGAGCAGAAAGAAGAACAAGGCTAGAAAACGAGTATAACGATTTAGCAGCAAAGTGCACAAAACTAAAATTTAAGCTAAAGGAGTGTTCCGACGATTTATCAGAAAAATCAATTGATGTTCTCCGCAAACAGCTAATCGCAATGGATAAGTACAGATATATTCTTGAGCAACGCATTAGAGACAAGCTGTATTAAGAAAAGAGGGAAATAATGAGTAGCAAGCGAAACAAAGAACTAGAAGAACACCCAAGGGCACATCATTTCTTTGATGATATTCTAGGCGAGGAACGTGTGGATAGAGCGTTCGAGTATGACGAACTAGACGATTGCAACGAGCATGAATACCTAGACCACGTTAAGCACGTTTACGCACCTGATGGTGGAGAGGAACTAACCTATGATTAATTCAGTAATCTTGCAAGGCTTTTTACAAAATAAGCCGATGATGATTAAGACTGGGAAAGCGGAAACCCCCACAGCAAGTGCCATGCTCGTTGTACCGAGACCTTATGCGTTTAAACGTAAAGAGGGGCTAAAGAATCGCTATTACGATAACATCAGAATTTACGCAAACGGTAAAAAAGCGAATACTTTGCGTAAAGGCATGAAAGGTGAGCAAACAATCGTTCAAGGGGTACTACATCAAGGAACGTGGCACAATCCACAAACTGGGCAAAGTGGAACAAGCTACTATGTGGTGTGTTCAGAAGTCCAAATTTTAGGGCGTATGGGTAAAATCACAAGGAGTGCAACCCCTAACACCTTGCAGGGCGAAATCAACGATATTTTGAGGTATAAGGCAAGTACCAAAAATGAATATCAACCTCGTGAAATCAAAAAGGTGATTGACCCAACGGTAGAGCGAGGGATTAACACAAATACGGTTGATGTTGATATGCCGATGGACTTTTTCCTAGATGATGATGATTTTGACGAGGAAGCCGAAAGGGTGCAAGCAGAAGCAGAAAGCGAGGACTTTATCAATGATTAAAAGGTGCGAGGTGTGTGGCAAATTCTTTGAAGCATTGAGGGAGTTCGAAGTCATCTGCGATGACCCCAAGTGTAAAAAGGCAAGAAACAAACAAAAACATGATGAGTGGGTGGCGAGAAATAGCGATAGAGTGCGAGAAATTCGTCATAGAAGCTATAAAAAGGCAAAGGCAAGGAAACGTGCCATTGAAGAAAGAAAACACCGTATAGAGCGATTTAAGGACGAAATAAGCCAAGAGCAAGAAAGGGCAAAGACCCCCAAGACTTATGGCGAAATCCAAGCGGAGAAACTCATCAGAGAGCAGAGGGAAGAAAACCCCATAAAAATTGACAAATAAACAGAGAAAGGAGACCATATGAACTCATTTATTGCAACTGGACGATTAGTTAAAGACCCTGCAAAAAGTTTAACCCCACGAGGGAAATCAATTGCACATTTCAAACTTGCGGTAGTTAACAAAAGGAGCAAGCGAGAGGACGGCAAGTATGATACCGACTTTTTCAAGTGCGTTGCGTATGGCGATACTGCCGACCGGATACTTCGGTACAAAAGGAGAGGTGAACCGCTACTAATCGTTGGCGAGATGCACTTCCCTAAATTCAAGTCAAAGACAAGTGACCATTGGGTGATTTATCCCCTTGTAACTACCCTTGATATTGACCTACTAACCACGCAAAAATATCATGACCCCAACAAACTAGCGGACAAACTAGAAAAAGAGGCGAATATGTTTGATATTGCCGCAGAATCAGAGGAAGAACACGAGCATGAAATACTTTAAACTTGACACAAAGGGTTTAATTTCCGATTTTCAAAAGAATAAAAATGCCGTCCTTGCGTTAAAATCCGAGATACTTTCCGCAAAGCAAGAGAAAAAAGCAGCAATTGACGAAATCGAACAAAGCGACTGGACTAGGCGTATCGAACTATTACACCTAAAACAAGAAGAATATCAGCATTATGTGGATATGGTTGTGCTAGGGTTTGGAGCAATAACCGAGATTGAACGGAATATCCTAGAGGGGTGGATTGTAGACGGTAAGGACGATATGGAACTTGCCGATGAATCACTCATACCGATAGAATCGATTGAGAGGGCGAAAAACAAGGCTCTAGCAAACTTTGAAGCCGTCATTAACCCTTTATAGCATTTAAGCAGTAAAACGCCTTAAAACGGAAATATAAGCCATATACGAGCAATATAAAATGGGGTAGAGAATACACCCCATTTTTTATTTATCTAAAACCCTTGCATGAGTGCCGCAAGATAACTTAATCAATCAGCATTTTTCTGAAATAGTCCTCTTGACTTTCAAACAGCCTTAAAGCCCTATCATGTAGGCTTGTACCTCCGAAAACCTCATCAATTGAGAGGGGTATATACATCAATGCAGCGTCAACATTAATCGGACTATATCCCATGAAATCAAGGTCTTTTTTTAACTGGTCAACTATCCAAACATAAATAGCATAATCAACACCATTATCGACGCAATTAGCTTGAAATTTTGCTCCTGCCTTTGTTAAATTGTCAAGGTTCTTAACTTCACCTGCCTTTAGTTCCCTTTCAGAATAGATATGTTCATCTATTGCCCATACTACAAAGAACAGTATAGGCACTCCGAACACCGTGAACAGACAAATCGCCCTTGTAAATATATCAATGCCACTCATTAGCCAAATTCCCCCTTATTAGTCTCTCAAGCCGTCTTTAACACCGATTGTGTAAGCCTTATTAACGATAATATCCAACAGTTCCGCTGTAAATTCACCGTTATATTCTTCATCAGTTAGCTTGATAACATCAACTAGCTTTCTTCTTTCGTCCTCAATGCACACAATTCGGGTGCCGTTGTCATTTCTAACTACCAAACAATAGCTATTATCTAATATTCCTCTAACTTTCATCGCCTTACTCCTTTACTTGCCTAGATAGTTCTCAATAGCCTTACGAATAATAGCCGCTTGACTGTCTCCGTTAGCCTTTGTTGTTGCCCTAAATTCTTCTACTAGGGCTATAGGCAAATTGACTTTAATCTGCCTATAGTTTTTATCAATGTAGCGACGTGTAGCCGCCTTTTGTGCTTCTGATATTGCCATAAATGCCCCCTTATAATTCTGTTTCTGCTCTAATTGATGATAAATCTTCACAGAGTTCTTTATTTGCTTGTCCAATTTCCTCATTTGCCTCAAGCCGTTCACAACAAAGCAATTTGAATTTAATTGTGTTGTGTAATAATTGCAAAACATTTCAAACATTTTTTTTATTACTTGTTGCAATGTATGGATTAGCACCGTTTGTATGTTCAAAGCGCACTAACATTGTTTAACCTCCCTCGCTGTTCCTTGTGTGACTGCTGCTAGATAGTTATTTAGCTGTTGCTAGTTCGTAAACCTTATTAACAAACTCATCTAATAGCTTGCTAATTTCGTTCTTGCGTGTCTCCCAGTCAACCTGATAACCTGTTGCAATCTTGCGAGCCTTCTGCTCGTACTCATGTACAAGGTTATAATTTTCATAGTTTCCGAATGGTCTATATCCTGTAACTATTGTTAAACCGTCTAGCTTGTATATATCAGCGTTCCAACCATAAACGCCGCTTGTATATGCGATAGGCTCTTCAAACTTTAGCAAACTCTGCAGGTCACAATATCCAACCTTTAGAATTATTCTGCTGTTCGCTTTTACTGCTTTTCTTGTTGTCTTAAATTTCATTGCTTTAACCCCTTTCTATAGTTCCATGAACTGCCTTTTATTTAGTCCGCAAAATGATTTAATGTGGCGTCCGGTTGTTGACGTCCAATCGTCAAACCATAACCGCTTAAGTTCTCCGTCCGCTGTTCTTCTGATAATTGGTGTGTCGTAACTTATAAGTGTTTCCGTTCCGTCATCATCAATCACAACTTTAGCTTTTCCGTAAAAACTAGCCTGATTATTAGTTGGGGTTAATTCGTATTTTTTCATTTGTCTTTTTTGCATTTATCTTATATAATAAATGCGCTCCTTTCTTTTGTTACGTGGTAGTGATAATGAATTGAGTGTTGCGGGCTGTTCCAGCAGTCCGCTTTTTTAGTTGTTCGCTAACTCTCTTTAGCTTGTCTATATTATATATCTGTACTTATATATTATCAATAGTATTTTCAATCTTTTTTATGTCTTTCTTTGTTTTTCTATAGTCAGTAAACATGTGTTTCTTTTGTGAATCTTTTAAATTATTGCTTGACACGTTAAGATAAACGAATCTACACTATAATTGAACCTAGACAGTAAGAAACGAACCGAGCAGAGCGACAAACTCCGCCCAGCGAGTAGGCGACCAACTAACCGCATATATCTAACTATTAACGACTAGGCGAACGCACACCGCACACACTTAATCAATCTAACTGCCTTTGATTTAACAACTCAATTAATCAATCAGCTATTCAGAACGTGAGCCGAACACACGGTGTCAGGTTCTTTTTTATTGCAATCTGTTAGCCGTCAGCGAGTGGGGCGGAAGTAATCAAGGATTTAATTATTCCATCAATCAACTAAATCAGTTCTTTTTCTTTTTTCCTTTTTTTCTTTTTAAAGACCCAAAGGATTTAAAACGTACGCAACAGCGGACGAGCAACCAACAACAAAAGAATTAATCTATAAGGGTTGACAAAAGCAAGATATACACGCAACAGACGGAAAGCGACCAACAACAAGGAAATAAGGCGTAGCCGTGTAGGTTGACAATAACCTAAAGGTAATAGGGGCAACTATTCCGAAAAATACAATTTAGGGAATAGTTCAAACATAGAGAGGTAACACCTACAACGTAGTAATTGCAAGGGGTATGTATTTACCCCCTCATTGTTGGGAAGAACCACATCAATATTATTTGTTTTTACCAACAAGAAAACAGCCGAACACGTAGGGGGGAGAGAGGGAGCGACCCGTTCCCCCCCAGCCCCTGGCTCTTATTCGTATATATATATATACAGTACATCTACATTTTGAAAACCACTTGAAAACATGGGGTGTATGACCCCAAAACGTGTGTGAATGAGAAAGCAAGTGGGCAGAAAAAAATATAAAAAAAATAAAAGAGGGAATACATGAATGAAGCTGAAATATATAGAGGTGTCCTGCGGAGAGATTACGCAGAGTACGTAAAGTATGTGCATAGTGGTTCATGGATAAAGAGCCGATTTCATGGGTTCTTGTGCAAGTATGTGCAGAACTTTATAGAGAGAAAGACAGACGCACCATATGAGATATTGGTTATACACACGCCGCCGCAACACGGTAAAAGCCAGACAATAACGGAGACACTACCTAGTTGGTATTTGGGTAAAAACCCTGAACACAGGGTAATAGAAATATCGTACAACAAGGACTTTGCGATTAGGTTTGGTAGAAGAAACAAGCGAAAAATAGTTGAATTTGGCAAAGAGATATTTGGTATCGAGATATCGAAAGAGGCTAGTAAGACGCAGGAGTTTGAACTAGAGAACCATAGCGGCGGTATGTTATCAGCAGGAGTTGGTACATCAGTAACAGGACAAAGAGCGAATTTACTGATAATAGATGACCCTATCAAGAACAGAGCGGAAGCCAATTCAAAAGCAAGGCGAGACCTTATATATGATGAGTGGCTAACCACGTTTAGAACGAGATTAGCGCCACATAGCAAGGTAATACTGATAATGACACGTTGGCACGAAGATGATTTAGCAGGGCGACTTTTAGATGAAGAAGATAACATCAAGTATCTGCGGTTTCCGTGTGAATGTGAGGACGAGAATGACCTGTTAAGGAGAGCGATTGGTGATTCCCTTTGTCCTGATATTGGTAAAGATAAAGTGTGGCTAGAGGGAACAAAAGCAACCATGTTATCGGAAAGTGGTTCGATGGCGTGGAACGCACTATATCAAGGCAGACCTACCGCCAAAGAGGGAAATATCATCGAGCGAGACTGGTGGCAATACTATGATGAGTTACCTGAGATAGCTGATTGGGTAATGAGTGTAGACGCAACATTTAAAGATACAGAGCAGTCCGACTTTGTGGCAATCCAAGTATGGGGCAAGGTTGGAGCAAGCCTATATCTGATAGACGCAGTCAAGAAAAGGTTAAATTTCCCATCTACGATAGTTGAGATACGCAGATTGAGGGCGATGTACCCTAAATGTATGACAACACTCATAGAGGATAAGGCTAACGGTAGTGCGATTATCACGATGTTAAGGCATGAGCTGTTTGGAATAATACCAGTAGAGCCTAACGGCAGTAAGATGTCGAGAGTACAGGCAATACTAGGTGCAATTGAGAGTGGCAACGTGTATCTACCTAGAAATAAAAGGTTCACTAATGACTTTGTAGATGAGTGTTCGAGTTTTCCTAACGCAGCACACGATGACCAAGTGGATAGTATGTCGCAAGCACTAAATAGACTTATCTATCAGAGTGGAGAGAAGAAAGCCGTTAAAAAGAAGTCCGTAATGGAACTTATGTTCCCTGCGTACTATGAGAATAAAGGCGGTAAAGGGAAAATAAGACCGATATAGGGGGGGGAATGATGATAGAAATAGCACTCGTAATATCAAGCATGATGATTCCGATAATGTCAATCGTATTTTTCGTTATAGGGTACAACGTAAATGCACCTAGAAAGCTGTTATTTGGGCGTAGGAAGCCTAAAAAGACAGAATACGAGAGAAAGATGGAGCAGATAGATAACGTTAGCTTAAAAGGGGAATAAATGAGTATTTTTAACAAGAAGAATGATACAGATTTTACTACTCAAATATGGCAGAAGTACGAAAAAACAAAAGCGTACATGCAGAAAAAGAGTATTCTATCTGATTCAGAGCGAAACTGGAACTTTTATATAGGCAAACAATGGGAAGCGGTAAAGGGTTCAGCAGGACTAGAAGATAAGCCTATACAGAATTTTGTTAAGCAAGTAGTGAAATACAAGGTTCACTCTATATCACAGCGTGATGTAACAGCGATATTTAGTGATGTAACTGGTGATTATGCTGATGTATGTTCAAATATTGGCAAATTATTCGATATTTCGTGGGAAAAGTCGAGCATGGGGCGAATATCACGAAAAGCTTTAAAGGCAGCCGCTATTCAAGGTGATTCATACGTATTTTGGTACGGTGGTGACACAAGAAAGAAACCACAAATACTGAATAATACGCAGATATTGTTTGGTGATGAGAACATATCAGAACTACAAGAACAGCCATACATCATCATTGAGGAAAGACTGGGAGTTGAAACCGTAAAGGCTAGGGCGAGAGATAACGGACTACCTGACAGCGAGATAGCTTTACTGCGTGAAGATGGAGCAACAAGCGACACCTTGCTGAATAAAGACGAGGTGGGAAACAAGATTACATCGCTTGTGTACCTAGAACGCAAAGACGGAGTTATCCATGTGGCAAGAGCAACGAGAACAGTTGTTTATGAGCCACTACACCCTATTAAACAGCGTAAGAACGGTGAATATTACGGCATAGGACTATCAATGTACCCTATTGTACCAATGGTATGGGAAGAAGTGCCAAACAGTGCTAGGGGTGTATCAGAAGTATCAGAGATAGTGGCAAATCAGCTTGAACTTAACAAAATGCTTGCTAGACGAAGTGAGAGTGTTAAGCAGACTGCATTTCCACGAATGGCGGTAGACAGAACAGCGGTTGCTAATCCTGAAGATTTAGACAAGGTCGGAGCGACAATCGAGGTTAATGGTGGTAACTCAAAGGCTATAGACACCATGATTTCGTATCTAGCACCGCAGGCACAAGCAGGAGACGCAAAACAGCTATCTGATGAACTGCTGAATACAACAAAAGACCTTGCAGGAGCGAGTGATACGGCACTAGGTAATATCGAGTTATCGAGAGTATCAGGAACAGCGGCAACAACCGTTCGTGACCAACAGCAAGTAACACTCAACGAGCAAGCTGATATGTTCAAAGAGTTCGTTGAGAATGTGGCACTTTTGTACTTTGACTTATGGAAAACTTTTTATCCTGATGGTGTCAAGTTTGAACAAGTCGAGGTAACAGCAGAGGAACTACAGAAGATAGAACCGACAGTAAGGATAGATGTATCAGAGAATACAACACTATCGAGAGTTGCCGAACAGCAGGAAGTAACAAACCTCTTCAACAATAACAAGATTACGTTTGACGAGTTTGTAAGGCTATATCCTGAACACGCAACGATTGACAAAAAGAGATTACAAGAAGTGCTAGAGGAAAGAAAGGCGGAGCAGGAAAGACAGAGGCAAGAAATGGCACAGCAGCAACAGATGATTGCAGGGCAGGGCGGTGAACAGCCGATTGACAACAACGTTCCTAGCGATGAGATAAACAACGATGTAGGCGGTGGAAACGCACCAAGCTATCAAGATATTCAGTCGCAACTAGCACAGAAATAAAGGGTAAAGGAAATGGCAAAACTAGAACTAGAGAAACATACAGAGGACGAGGTTTTAGGGTTGTTTGAACAGTTCCTCAAAGAGGTTGAGGACAACGAGTATAAAACACTACCAACAAAGTCAAGGTTTGCAGACTTTCTAGGACAGCCAAGACGAGAGGTAATGCGATATTTCGCATTACACTCTCATGCAGAGGCGAAGATGAAAGCGATGATTGCAGACACATTGATTGAGGGTGCAATGCTTAAAAAGTACGTTCCGAACGCTACAATGCATGCGCTCAAGAATATATGCGGTTGGGAAGATAACCCTAAACAAGCAAAGGCTCAAGCAAGTAAACAGGAAAGCGACGATAGGAAAGCTAAACGTGAACTTGATGAGTATATAAAAGAGCAAGGCTTACTCTTGAAACGCAAGAAAAAAGAAAGCGATTCAGAAAAAGCCACAGTAAGTTAATACCAATTCATTTAGCAAGGGAGAAAGAACGTTGGAAGACAACATGATAACAAGCGCAGAAACGACGGAAGTCGCTGAACCGTCAACAGAAGTTGAAAGCGAAGAAAGAGTGGAAGTCGCTGACCCACTAGACAACGGAACACCAAGCGAACCAAACGAGGCTATTGACGAGGGAATGCAGACAGAGGGCACAGACCAATCCGATAACAGCGGAAGAACTGAAAGTGACGCCGCATTCGCAGAAATGCGAAGAAAAAACGAGGGATTGGAGCACGATGTACAGATTTTGCAAGACGCATTAAGCAGGTACTTTGACGGAGAAACACCTGAAGAATTAGCTTTGAGGGCACAAGCATACAGCGAAGAGCGAGAGTATGACGATGTAAAAGCTGATTACGATAGGGATAGGGAACTCGAAGAACTGCGAGAGCAAGTGAGGATTGCAGAAGAGGAAAGGCAGAACCTTGAAATAGACCAGCTGATAGCACAAGGCTTGCGTGATGTTCAGGAAATTGACCCAACCATTAAATCGTTAGAGGAACTAGGCGAAACATTTGCAAACTTTATAGGCGCAGGATTAAGCGCAAAGCAGGCATATTATGCTACACAGCAGATGGAAGCAAGGGAAAAGATACACGCACCTGATGGAGTAGGCAAGATTGCCGACAACAAGACAGAGCGTGAATACTACACATCAGAGGAACTAGACAACCTAACTGACGAGGAAATGGACGCTAACTGGGAAAAGGTTAAAAAGTCACTAGCGAGACTATAAAAGGCTAAAATAGTGTGTTTTTGATATTAAGTGTATGTGTATTCAATAAGAGAAAGGAAAGTTTTAATTATGTCTTATAACAACTTTAAAGCTACAATTTGGAGCAGGGAAATTCAGAGAGAGAACGAGAGACTTTGCGTATTTGCCGCAGACACCAATCAGAAGTTTGAGGGCGAGATTAAGAACGCAGGAGATAGTGTTCGTATTCAGGGCGTTGGTAAGCCAACAGTAACACTGTTTGACACGGCAAACGGAGATGTTGTGCTAAACGGAGCAGAGACTGTTGAGGATACATCTGTAACTCTAGTTGCAACCAATGTCGCTACATTTAACTACAAGGTAGACGATATTGACAAGGCACAGGGAGCAGATGTAATGTCAGCACTCAATCAGGAGTCAACAGAGGTTTGCTCTAACGAGATTGATAGAGTTGTTGCCAACCTATCACTAGACAATCAGGCACAGAAGTCGGCACTAACTCTAGTAACAAAGGATAACGTGCTTGACCTACTAGATAATGCACTAGAGCAGCTATACCTTGCTGATGTATCACCAAGCACAACCATTACAGCGACTGTATCACCAAAGTTCTATACGTTGTTCAGAAAGGCTTATGTAAAGCTAGACACTAACAACAGCGAGGAACTAAAGAACGGCAAGATGTCGATGTACAACAACTGTATCATCAGAATGTCTAATAACGTTGCAAAGGATAAGAGCGGAAACGAACTTATTCAGGTTAAGACACAGAGAGCGATTGCACTAGCACAGAGCAAGCCACATGTAGAGCCATACAGACCTGAAAACTCATTCAGCGACGCAGTTAAGGGCTTTATCATATTTGGCACAAAGCTAATTAGACCAAAGGAGTTTTACAACCTCAATGTTAAGTATGCATAAAGCATACTTAACTGTTGGAAGTAGTTAGAGTAGAAAGGGAGAAAATATAATGGCAACAAAAGTAGAAAAGGCAGTTACATCAATTAATGACGCTGCAAAGGTAACATTTAAGTCCGTAAGCGGAGATTTCGCACTTGACCTAAAGGGTAAGGACTTCAAGACGGTAATTCTGTTCAGGGCAACAGCAGGAACACCAAAGGTGACAATCCCAGTAGGAAATGCACTAGGCGGTGTAGGAACTGGACTTGATTTCACAATGGCTACAGGCGAGATTAGAACACTCGTAGTAGATTCAAGCTATTTCAAGACTGTATCAGGCGAGAACAAGGGGTATCTCGTTGCAAAGTCCAACGCAGCCGTTGATGTAGCAGTAATTCACCTACCATAGAGTGAGCAATAGGGCGAGGGTAAAACCTTGCCCTTAATTTTTAAGAAAGGGGAACAAGTTTAGTGAGTATGACGTGGAAAGACCTTAAAGACGAGTTAATTGATTTAGGGTTCGAGGAAGATGATACATATTCTGAATACAAGCGAATAGCTGTAAATTCAACGAATAGAGCGGTTCGCATTATCCATACGGTAGTTGTTCCACAGATTGAAGATTATCTAAATGGTAAGTGGGGGTATCAAGGTAAAGACGAGAACGGCAAGGAAACATGGGTACTGCCTAAATTTAAGCCGTTAACGATAGATGTTGAGGACGATACAAAGATAAATATTCCTGAAATAACAGAGCCACTTGTTGGAATACTAGCAGCACATTATTTGTGGCTAGATGATGATTTAACAAAGGCTACTATTTACTGGAACGAGTACGATGATTTAAAAACACAGATTATTCAGAGTGCAAAGTTAGTCAAGAAAGCCAAGATAGTTGGGGGTATAGGTTAATGGGAAAGCTAAATGTGCCGTCACAGCCAAGTGTTAGACAAGCACAATATCGTGAACTATTAGGTGTGGACTATTTACGTGACCATACAGAAGTTGACCACAGACGCTCACCTAAAATGGTTAATATGATTTCCGATTTAGGTGGCAATCCGATTAAACGTGATGGATATAGAGTTGTGGGTATTCGATATGACGCAATATTGAGCGTTAGAGGTGAGAAATACGGAATATCGAGCAATATATCCTCCATCGTAATAAATCGCCTAGAAATGGGAAATAATCACGTTCTCGATGAAACTCACATCAAGACTATTGACGGAAAGTTTGGGAAAGTAAATACAGCTTTTAGCTATCAGAAATACATTTACATACTATCCCAAAATGCTATCGTGCGATATGACACCGTGACAAACGAGGTTTTGATTGCAGGAACTGGGGAAAAGATGATGTCAAAAGGTAAGGTTGGCGAGAGCGAACCAATCAATGACAAGATTATCCCTAGCACAGTTATATCGTTACAGCCTAACGGACTAGGCGGTACGGCACTTGATAGTAAGAACCTAGCTAGTATCTATCAAACGGTCACATATCTAGGTGACGGAGAAACGAAAGAGTATAAAATTCCGAACTATGACAAGGTTGGTAGTTATGTAAAAGCAGAGGTGCTAGATAGTGAGGGTAAGTGGAAAGTTGTTAATGTAGGCACTAGTTCACCACAAAGCATTGTCGGAAAAACACTAGATGGAAAGGGAACTGATAATTTCCGGGTTGTAGACAACAAGGTATCTTTTACAACAGCACCAAGCAAGCCATTAGTAAGTGGAGAGCCTAACGTGAGAATTACATTTGCACCGTTCTCTACAGAACAAGTTGACGGTGTAAATAGAGGGTACTACAACAAAACACTCGTTGAAATACTAGGTTCAAGAACGATAATCTACTTCAATTCAAGGCTATTTATAGCTGTTGAGTCGAGGACACACTATTCCGATGTTGACAATCCGTTTAGTATTCCTGACCTTAACTATTTTGATGTTGATAACAACATTATGTGTTATACGCGTTCTAGTTCATATCTAGCAATTATCACAAAGGATAACGGTAGAAATACGATATTCCTAGCAAGTGAGATTAAGGATAATAACATAACACAGTATAGTGTTAAGGCTTCAAACGCAGGAGTTGGGGCGGTATCGCAGAAGTGTATAGGGATAGTAAATGACGAGCCAACATTTTTATCGAGAGACGGACTTTTTGGCATAATGACGAACTGGCAGAGCGAGAAATACGCAGTTAATCGTTCCGCAAGAATTAATCGTGCATTATGCGGAGAGGAACACCTTGAAAATGCTGTTGGTTGTGCATGGCAAGAATATTTCTATGTAGCTATAAATTCACGCATGTATGTGCTAGATAGCAGGCACAAGTCAACTGACAGAAGAAGTGACCGCAGTTATGAGGGATATTTCTTTGAGAATATTCCAAACATACAGTCTATGTTTGTCATTGACAACAGAATGTACTTTGCTGATGAAAGCCACACCTATACATGGAACGAGGACTTATCCGAAACAGCAAGATATTTAGACAACGCAAAACTTGTAGACGGTTCATGGACTGGAGAGCCCGTTAAGGCTATGTGGTGTTCCGCATTTGATGATGATGGTTATCCGTCAAAGCTGAAAACACTACAAAAGAAAGGTTCATTTGTAACACTTGTACCACATTATAAGACTGGCTGCGAACTAACTCTTGTTAAAAACGGAGATGAAAGGCAGTACGTAGGCGAGTTTACAGCGGATATGATGTCTTTTGAACGCATTGATTTTTCAAGGTTTGTATTTAATGGCAACACGGCAACTGCTGACTTTTTCATGAAGAAGAAGATAAAAAAATATAAGCGATTACAAATCATATTAGAAAATAACAAGGCTGAACCTTTTGGTATAACGAACGTTGTTAAGTCTTATACTATTGGAGATTTAGCTAAAAGGTAAAAGGGGGAAATAATGGCAGGCATACCAAAGACGGATTATACAATTTCTCCTGCGGAGATTGCAGCGAAGCATGTAGCGGCGGCAGACACAACACTAACAGGCACAGCACTGCAAAACAAGAAAGTATTTGACGCACTACCTGAACTAATAGCTGAAAAGGTAAACAACCTAGCGAAACACGTTGACGGAGATTTCACATCAATGGAAATTGCCCCACAAGTGTTGAGGAAGTACGAGACACTAGGTTGGGAAGCAGAGTAGAAAGGGGGAAATAAACATGTCAAGTGTAGCAGTAGGTGGAGCAAATACTCACTCGTTTATGAATGGTGGCTCACCATATGCAGAGATTTACAATCAGTATGCTAAACAGCAGGGAGATTTAAGGAATCAGTTTGTAAAACAGCTTGAAACTAATAAGGCTAATGATACAAACAAGAGCAACGCCAATTATGATAATACGGCTAAGCAGAACTACATCAAGTACATGCAGCAGTCAAGACAGTTGCCTGAAAGCCTTAATGCACTAGGTGTAAACGGTGGAGCAGCAGAATCGTCACTAATTAGACTAAAGACGAATTACGGCAACAATGTTGCTACTAACGAAGCCAACAGAAACACCGCAATTAATGAGATTAATAATAACTATGCTAACAAGCTAACGAGTTATGACGAGGAATTTCAGAACAAACTGAACACCGCATATCTAACGCAGATGGAGAATCAGAGAAAGTGGGAACAGGAACAGCGAGAGAAAGATTTACAGTATTTTGCTAACTCTATCACTGGAAGATTTAAGACTGTTGGCGAGTATCAGACACTCATTAATCAGCTATCATCATCTAGTGACCCTAACAAGGATTACAAGATTGCATTAGCACAGCAGGCGATGAACGCACTCGCAGGCACTGGTGGAAGCGGTGGCGGTGGACGAGGTGGTTATAGCCGAAGCCGTTACGGTGGACGAGGTGGTTATGGTAGTTCAAGTTCTAGTGCAAGTGCTGATACAACAGCTAGTGCAGCAGAAACAGCATTAAGAGCAGGGGCAGGATTGCTTGTTAACTCACCTAAAAAGAGTAAAGGCAGAAACACACCAATAGGTGTAAGTATGTACAAGAACAAATATGGTGCATGGAGAGTAGCTAGATAAGAGGTTATACAATGGGTTTTTTAAGACGAGCGTTTAACAAGGTGAGAAGTTGGTTTGCTGATAAAGAGCAGACTGTTCGTAGTGCAGTAAACCATGTTGACAAAACTATCAATAATTATGTTGACAGAGGAACATCATATGTAAGAGACGCATTTAGACAGAGAGTTGTTAACCCTATTGAGAAACTACAGAAAGAGAATCGAGAAAAATGGGGTAACCCTTTTTCTCGTTCTTTTAATAAAAATGCTGACCCTAACTATCTGAAACAACAGCAGATAATGAAGTCACAAGCCGATAGGGAAAAAGAAAAGAAACAGCGAGAGGAAGCAAGAAAGAAACTAGAGAGTACAAAGGCTTTTAAGGACGCAATGAAAACCCCTATGAAAGCTGATTTACCGCTAGGGGAAACACCTATCTCCGTGTTCAACAAGGCACAAAAAGCCAAACTCAATGAGGTTGTTAAGGTTGACGGAAAAGCTATAAAAAGGGAACAGCTTTTAAAGGATAGACAAGCATTAAAGAGCGGAATTGCTGACAAGAAAGCTATTGAGCGAATCAAGTTAGCGAACGCAAAGGAACACCCTAATGCGTCTTATATTTCCAACAAGGCAATTGAGGGGATACCTGGAATTAAAGGTTTAGAAAAACTCGCAGGAGACAATGGCAAAGCCGCAAAGATTGCTCGTGACAACTCTAGTGCATTAGCAAAACCAATAGGTACTGCTGCTGAACTAGGTATGGGCATGCTTGCTTTTGGTGGGGCGGAAGAACCTGCAAAGGCACTATTTAAGAAGATTGCCCCAAACGCAGTTAATGGAGCAAGGCTAAAGGTTGGCGAAAAACTTGCCAATTCTAGGTTCGTTAAAAATGCTGCTAGAAAAGAACTTATGAGAGTTGGCGAAAAGGTCACAGAAGAAAACCTAAAGAAAGCGGCAATGAAGCATGGGCTTTATCTTGCCGACAAGCTAGGTGCAGACGCAGCAATCAACTCAACAGCAGGAGCAATTGATGATGTATCGCAAGCATATGCGGATTCTGATAATGCTAAAGAATTTAAGAAGAACCTAGCTACTAATGCTGCTTTAAACTGGGGATTAGGTGGAGCAGTTACTCTAGGTGGCGATGTTGTTAGAGGACTGCGAGCAGGAAAGAAGTTAAAAGAACTTGACCGACTAGGCAAACTTGCTGATGAACATATCTCTGCAAGTGATGTTGATAGTGTTCTTGAAAAGATAGGCAAGAATAATGCTAAAAAGGGAGAGAAACAGCTTGCTGAATCATTAGACGGACTAGGCGAGAAAATCGCTAAAAAGGTCGAAAAAAACGAGCCTGAAATTTCTGTTTTAAGGCGAGAAAATGAGGGTAAAGGTATCATAAGACCTTTAAAAAATGAGGAAAATTCCGTAAATCTTGAACCTAACAAGATAAAGGACGATGTATCTGACTTGATTAGAAATAAGGACGATTTTTCTGTAAAAAAGGTTAATGATAATAGTGACCTCATTCGTGAAACATCGTACACAAAGAATAGTCCTGAAACATACGCAAGCCTTGATGAGGATATACCTTTTGACGCACCAAAGAAAAAAGTCAAGGGGGTTAATAATGAACCGCCACTAAAAGCAAGTGCAATATCTGATGAGCCTAACCTTAAATCAGTAAGTGATGAGAGGGCAACAATCGAGCAGATGAACACTCGTATGAAAGAGGAACGCAAGGCTATTGAGGGCATAAAGAACCTAGACGAGAAGAAGAACGCACTCAATGAGTTCAACGCAAAACTTGAAAGGTCGAAAGCCGTTCAGAGTGAAGCTGAAAGAATGGCACATAGTGGTGATAAAGAGGGTGCATATAGACACCTCGTTGAAAATTCACCATTTAGCGAGGTAAAAAATGTAGCTGATGATGTACATGTTAAGCCTACCATTGATGTGGATAACTCTGTTAAGCATGTGGATAACTTTGCTGATGATGTGGCAAACAACCACGTTTATGCTGATGATATTCACGCAAAAGCGACCACAGCGCCTAAAGCAAAGATTGACGCAAACTTTGAAAAAGAGGTAAATATCCCAAAGTTTAGCGATGAGGAATTAGAGCGCCTAACAAGGGAGCATGACGAGAATTTATCCCATTTAAGCGAAGCGGAAATGCAGCAAAATGTAAGGGATATTAAGGCTACAAGAACAAAGGAAAAGTTTACATCAGAGGCACTAACTAGCGAACTGAATAGACCACAGAGTGCATATAGCCGTGAACTATTAGAGGACGCAAGAGCGAGAGGACTTGCTGACTATGATGTAAGCCATGCAAAGCTAGAGTATGGCAAGGCGGTAAACAGAGTTCAGGACGACGCAAATGGGGTTTATCACTCACTTATCAAAAAGTATCGTGATGAGAGAAGTGGATATGTCATTGATGATTTGGCAGACGCACTCGTTTTACAAGAGCACCTAGAGAAAATAGGCATGCACCAAGAAGCAGCGAATGTATCACTTGTCCTCGTCGATATGATGGATAAGTGGGGTAAGTTTGGAGCACTTGCAAAGGGCATGAAATGGTTAACACCAAAGGGCAGAGAGACCATTGTTGAACGCAAGCTAAAAGGGATTGCAGAGGACGGTGGAATATCGTTTGAATCTCTAAAGAGCCGTGTTCCAAACTATGAACGCAAAATGCAAGAAATAATGACCGAACAGAACGAGGAACTGTTAAATAAAAAGGTGTCCGCAATGTATAGGTCGAGTATGAAGTTTACGGACTTTACAATGGGACAGACCTTACGGAACATGCGAATTTTAAGCATGTTATCAAGCCCTAAAACTGACGTTATAAACCTCATAAGTAACGCAGTAAACTCAACGGCATTATTCGTGAAAGACGATTTACAGTATTTCCTTGAAGGTGTCATGCACAAGGCAGGACTTATTGACGAGAGAAAAACAGGGTTTGTAAGACTTGACGAAGTGCCAAAATTTATGAGCACCGTCAAAACATACGGCAAGGAGATTGACAACTACATCAAAGCTGATATTAGCGAATTAATCAATGCAGAGGTTAAGTATGCTGACGGCTCGAAGATTGCAGGAGAAGATTTAAGCCGTAGAGAGTACATCAAGGGTACTGGCGATATGCGAGGCGGTATGCAGAAAGTCGGCAGAGTGGTTCAAGTCGCTAACGAACTGCGTGGAAAGACCCTTAATTGGGGTGATGAAGTGTTCGCTACATTCGCCTACAAGAAACAGTTTTACAGCTATTTAAAGCTACACAACTTTGACAAGGTGGGCAAAACAGCACAAGAACAGCTTATCCAAAAGGCAAGGCTACACGCTGTTGAATCAGCAAAAGAAGCAACCTATCGTGAAGCGAACAAGTTAGCTGATTGGCTAAATCAAGTTACTGCGGTAGGACTAAAGAAAAATGCAGGTTTTGGCAGACACATAGCGTCTCTAGCTGTTTCAACCAAGTTTCCATTTATCAAGACCCCTTTAAACGCAACAAAGCAAATGGTGAATTACACACCTGAGGGCATAATTGAGGGGCTAGGTAGGTTTGCACACGCAAAACGCCAATACAACGAGGTTTACAAAAAGGTAGTCCAAGAATATGGATATAAAGTTGGTGATAAATTACCTGAAAGTGTCGATAAGAAGATAAAAGCAATCGCAAAAAAGGAAGTTGAGCCTTTATACATGGAAGCAGCTAACAAACTTTGTCGAGGGGCGACTGGTTCAATGGCATTTCTAGTTGGTTTCAACATGCAAGGCTATGACCCTGACTTATCAGATGGTTTTTCCGTCATTACCGATAGTGGCACAGACGAAAAGGAAGCTAAATATTATAAAGGGCTAGGAGCACAAGACTATTCTATAGTCCACAAAAAGGGCGATAAGACTACATCAACCAAGCTGAACCTATCACTACCTATTTCCGCTTCATTCTTTGTTGGTGCAAAGATAAGACAAGTCCTATATGGCGATGACAATGCAGAGGACGGTATGAACATGTTTGACGGACTAGACAAGTTCATTGGAGTTGTTGGTGCTTGCATAGAACCGATAGTAAGTTCCTCTTGCTTTACTGGTATTACCGACACGATAAACGATGTTAAGCAAGCAAAGAACCAAAACCCATTCACAGCGATTGTTGCGTCAATGATAAAGGGATATATAACGCAGTATATACCTGCTATTTCAAGGTCAATTTCAAAGGCAACAGCCCCTTATGACTTTGACTATCAAGGAACAGCAGGAACTACTGGTGGTAACAGTTGGGAGTTTTTCGCAAATGGCATTGTTGGTGCAATTCCTGGCATTAATAGAAATCTTGCCCCAAGAGTTGATGTAAACGGAAATGTTGTTGGAGAGGTTAAGAACGGTAAGGATAGAGCATGGAGAGTGTTTGACGCATTTTTCAATCCATTTCCTACTACTGATGTTAAAGTCGATGATGTTGCAAAAGAGAACGTAAGGCTTTACAGAAAGCAGAAAGCACTTGACCTAGCGGCAGGCATTAACCCTGAAAATAGCCGTGCAGGAGATATACTACCGAAGAACCTAGCAAAAACAGAGGTTAATATTTCTAGGGCACTAGGCAAGGAAAATGCTATCCGTATGAAGATGGATAAGTTCGAGCGAGCAGAGTATAACAAAACTCGTGCAAAAGACGGAAAAGATATTGTTGAACAGCTATTAGATAGCCGTTACTTCAATAGGCAAGGTGCTTTAAAGAACCCTAGCGTGCCGTCATACAGCATGAAAGATAAGTTTAATCTAAAGGAATTATCAGGGGCGAAAAGTACCAATGACGCAATGAAGTGGTTAGCTAAACAGCCTGCGTATATACATGCTAGTGACAGCGACAAGTACGAAATGAGGAAAGCTGTTTACACCAAGTTCAACACCAAGAACGCACAGAGGAACGTATATGTAAATGTTAAGGGCAAGAGTGCTGCTGATTGGGCATACACGCAGTTAAGCGCCAAAATGCGAGGACTTGTTGATAGCGGAGTTATTACCAAGAAACAAGCTGCTGACTTTGTTGCAGGCACACAAAGTGACGCAAGGATTAAGAGTAACAATCCTAGATACAACGGAGAGCATTACAACCGCCCATATTGGCGAGATATGAACGCATATCTTGCGTCAAGAGACGATTTAACAGAAGAACAGAAACGAGCATTATTTGACGCCAACAACAGCAACAAGAAATACCATTATGGCGGTGGTAGTGGTGGATATGGAAAGAGCCACAAGCGGTACGGCAAAAGAAGAAGTGGCGGATTTAGACGGAGCGGTGGAAAGAGCCGTAAGGTTAAATCACCAATCAAGCCTAGCAAATTCAAGGCGACAAAGCAGAGTTATGGCAAGGTGGCGAACAGTTCAACTCTATCAAAGGGAACAAAGGTATCGCTAGATAGTGTTGTACCAAAAGTACCACTACCAAAGAAGAAGAAAGGGGATAGTTAATGGCAGTAAAACGAGGAACAACACCTATATACACATTAAATGTAGGTGGTAAGAGCCTAAAGAAGTGCAAGGTTTTCGTTACTTTTGAGCAAGATGGAAAGGCACTCACAAAGACTGGTGATGATATTGATGTTGAGAACAAAGTTGATGAAAACGGAGAGCCGTTAAGTGTCATAAGTGTATCGCTAACTCAAAGCGATACACTAGGGTTTGACACAGGAGTTGCAAGGGTTCAAGTTAACTGGATAGACCAATTAGGCAACAGAGGTGAAACGGATATAGAGACAATTAATTTCGAGCCTACACTACTTGACGAGGTGATACGTTATGAGTAACGAGATAACACTAAACATTGGCGAGAACACAGAACGTGTGACCATGACCCCTAAAGTCCAAGATAGGTTTTACGTTGGTGCAAAGGCTAAAGTAGAACAGTTAGATAACGGAGTTAGAGTAACAACAACAGATAAGGACGGCACAACAACAGCGACAGTCTTTAATGGCAAAAACGGAGTTGACGGTGTAAATGGTGTAGGCATTGAACACATTGACTTTAACGGCTACACCATGAATATAAGGCTGACTAATGGTGCTGAAATTCATTCCGCTAGTTTGCGAGGCGAAAAGGGAGAGATTGGCGAACGTGGTGCAGGAATTAAAGAGGTTAGGCAGAATAGTGACTACACTTTAACTCTAGTTTTCGAGGACGGACACGAGTTTACTACTGGTGTAATTAGAGGGGTAAAGGGCGAACGTGGTGACGCAGGGCAGTTTGACCCTATACTATCTGAAAGTTCAACAAACGCAGCACAGTCGAGAGCAATAAAGGCTTATATAGATAATGCAATAAGCGGTGTGTTTGGTTCTCGTTCAGTATTTGTTGAAACCTTGCCAAGTAGCGGTAAGAACGGAGTTTTGTATTTCCTAGTAGACCCCCAAAGCGAAGATAATCAGTATGACGAGTACGTGTGGATAGATGTCACAAAGAAATTTGAACGCATTGGGGGGAAAAAAGTTGATTTAAGCGGATATGCAAGAATGGACGATGTGGAGGGTATTTTTACATCAGTTGTTAATTCTTTTGAATTAAAAGTTGACAAGGAAGCTGGTAAGGGATTGTCCTCAAATGACTTTACAGACGCCATGAAGAACAAACTAAACCGCATATCTGACGGAGCAACAAATGTTTCAAGGGAAACTATTTATGATTGGGGTTTCGCTACACTAGGAAGTGTAGAGGTCGATAACGAGGTTAGAACACTATACAAAAGGCTATCAAATAACACACTTAATATTTAATCAAAAGGGGGTATCTTATGAACGCAATTAGTTCAATCCTAAAGTTTATCGGTGGCAAGATTGAAGCACAAGATAACTTTAAAAAGGGCATTGCTGATGGAACGTACGCAGTAAACGATGTAAAGATTAATGACAGCAACCTTGAAATGGAGTTGAAATCATTATTTAAGAACGATGATATAACTGTTTAATGCGTGTGTGTAAAGGAGAAAAGTAAATGATTAGTTTAGTAAAAACACTCAAAGCAATTAAGAACATGCTTGTCGCAACTAACAGTAAACTAGAGAAAGCGGAAGTCATGGATATTTTATGGGAAAATCCGTCTCCGTCCGCTAGTTTCAGTTCGCAGTCTATTTCTGTTAGCGGTGACTACAACGAATATGTGATTGTGACGAACGGATATACGAGTGAAACCGCATATAGTTCATTTAGATTGAAAAGGGGCGAATCAGTAAATCATTGCTCTGTATCAATTGGAGAGAATAACACTAACAACTTTTGGTGTAATCGCAGACGCTTTGCAAGCAGCGGTTCAGGTTCTAGCCACATAATTTCAGTTGGTAGTGGAGCATATAAGTCGCAAGGGTATACAACACTATCATCTTCCGATGTTTCAGAAGTTCCTGTAAGGATTTACGGAGTTAGAAAGTTGGGGGGCAAGTAGGTGGATAGGTATGTATGGATAATTACACTTATCTCAACCTTGCTAGGCGGTAGCTTTATGAGTTTCGTTCAGTTCCTAGTAACAAGGCATGACGAACGGAACAGACAGCTTATACCAGTTGAGAAATTTGACCAACTTGTTTCGCTAACACTAGCACAAGTCCAAGCAAGGCTAGTATTGAGGGGTGACGAGTTCTCAAAACGAGGTTCGCTAACAGCAAGGGAAAGAGCAATATATAGAGAGATATACGAAAAATATCATGATTTAGGTGGTAATCACTATGCAGAGGACGTATATAAAGAAGTTATGACCTTACCTGTTAGTGATTTTGGTATGAATATCAATAAAGGGGGAAATCATTATGATGAATATTAATTGGAGACAGAGGTTTAGGAACAGAACGTGGGTATTGGCATTTCTACTAGGGCTGATTGCTATGTTCTATCAGATGATTAAAGTGTATGAGGTAGCAAGAAAAGGACTACCACCGCAGGAACTACTAATTGAAACAGCAAAAATGCTTGTTACATGGCTAGTACAGATAGGAGTTATCGTTGACCCTACCACAGCAGGCACTAGAGATAGTGCAAGGGCAATGAGTTATGGAGTGCCAACAGATAAACTAAATACATCAGAAATCGAAAAGGGATTAAGAAATGCAGAGGTGCTAGACAATGGGAATCAGAGAGCAGATAATTAATACGGCAATACGTTATAACGGAATGTCTTTTAAGGGCGGTTCTCACAAGACCCTTATTGACGAGTTTAATAAGTATAAGCCTGACGGTTGGGCAATGACCTATACCGCAAACTTTTGTGCGGCTTGTGCTTCCGCTATTGCTTATCTATGTGGACAAGGGAACAGCTACCCTTGTTCCGCTAATGTAGGCACAATCGTAAACAAAGCTAAAAACATGGGTATATGGGTGGAAAATGACGCATATGTACCGACAGCAGGAGACTGGATAGTCTATGCGTGGAACGATAGCGGACAAGGTGACAATACTACTGGTGCAAGCCATGTAGGTATCGTTGTTTCCGCAGGCGGTGGATATATAAACGTATTTGAATTTAATATCCACAACAACCACTCTACTGGATATAGAAGAATACCAATCAACGGACGTTTTATCAGAGGGTTCGTTGTGCCGAACTTCCAATCTTACGGTTGGGTTCAGGATAGTCACGGTTGGTGGTACAGAAATAAAGACGGCACATATCCAAAGAGTGGTTGGAAAAACATTGATAACGAGTGGTACTACTTCAACAGCGGTGGCTATGCAGTTAAGGGTTGGAACGAGATTGACGGTAAGTGGTATTATTTCAACTCTGATTGTAAAATGGTGACTGGTTGGGTAAACCTAAATGACCGTTGGTTCTACCTATCATCAGACGGTAGCTTATACGCTAATGGACTGCACGAGATAAACGGCAAGAACTACTACTTTGATACAGACGGAGTTATGCGTACTGGTTGGGTGCAGATTAATGACAATTGGCAGTATTTCAACTCTGACGGTAGCCGTGTTGATAAGGGTATTGTTAAAGGTGATAGTGTATATATCATCAAGGACGGAAAATTGGTTGTAGACGATAAGGTTGAAGTAGCTGCAAATAAGAGCGGTGAAATAACGGTGGTGTAGCATGCAGATATTTAACGATATAGCTGTATTTTTCAGCGAAGCACACTACACAGCCGTGCTAGACGCCATAGGTTTCAGTATGTTATAATAACTTTAAGAGAACCGTATTGATTGCGGTTGAGGGTGCATACATGCAGGTGCACCCTTGCTAAAGAAACGAGTGAGTGGTCACTCATGAGACGTCGAGATTGAGAGGGTAGCGCCCTCTCTTTTCTTTATCAAAATTCGTGACTTTTTCGTGACTTTTTGTCCGATGTTTGTGGTTTACTGCGATTTTATCAAAATCAAAAACGTTGATATTTCAATGGTTTTACAACGCAATCATATGTAATCAATATATACTAATTGGGTTCGAGTCCCATGTCCTCCGCCAAAAAGAGACGAGCTTAGCTCGTCTCTTT